CGGTTCTATGACTAAAGCCTTCTTTTTCGAGAACTGAGGGAATCTTATTAACTGAATTTAAGAAATTTTCTAATTTCTTCATTTGCAAGTCTAAATACTTTTCTCTCCCGATGTCAGAAGCATAAAATTCTAACTCATCTTTGCTAAGATCAGTTGCCTTATTCATTGCTGCCACAGTATAATCATCAAGGGTGTTTGCACCATCTTTATTTGAAGTAACAATCAAATTTCTGACAGTCTCATACGTCATTATTAGTGGACTTGGATCTGATCTTGGAATTCCAGCTAAACCTTTCATGTGTTTGAAAGAATTTCTCAACTTCTTATCATCTTCAGAATAAGTGAAAGCATTCTTTAGTAAGAAATCTTCAGAGATCTTTCTGACTGAATGATTAATATCCATTCCAAGCTTAAAGTAAGTGCATAACATCATTGCTAAATCAGACCTTCGAGTGTCATCAACTTGTAGATTAGTCCTGATCTGATTGTGAGAAACGACAATAACATAGAATTCAATTTGGATATTCATTATTTCTTTTATTTCATTTAGTGGAACTTTATAAGCATTTATTTTCTCCAGATATTTCTCATTAGTGTCTCCAGAAGTTGTTGCAATCTCAATGACTATCAGTTTTCCATCTTTGAAGCACATGAAATCAGGAGTTCTATCTATCCAAGATTCTTTCAAACCAGGAACCAATAATCCTAAAGGTTGCTCAACATGTTTTTCTCCAAATAATGACCAACATATGAGTTCATGTCTTAGTTTATTGAGAATGTATGCATCTAACTCCATGATAGTCTCTTGGTTGGAGTTATTCGTTGAAACGGAAGCAGATGAGCTCATGTTTAGTGTTCCTGAAAGAGTCACATAAGCTATCTTGTCAGATAACATTGTAGAAATTGTCAAATAAGGCAGATGATTTGTATCAACAGCTTCAGGAACATCAGAAAACATCTCAACAGTGTCTGTCTTTTCTGCTGATGTTTGCCTCATAATGATAGACAAAAAATCAGGAAGCTTACTAGGAATGGATTCAAGTCTCGCTAGAATCTTATTCTGCCGCTCTATATCCTTATTTAGTCGGATTAT